AAAATCTGCGATGAAAGGACTGATTATGATAAAAATTACGGAATGGACTATCTGAAGGCGAAGTTGTCCAAGAAATATACACGTGTGCGGCTCAGGTATGAGTACTACGATATGAAGGAAAAGATGAGAAAATCAGTGCGCTTATACCGCCTGAGTTCCAGAGCCTGTCATATTCGCTCGGCTGGTGTGCTAAGTCTGTTGATTCTATAGCGGACAGGCTTATCTATGATGGATTTGACAATGATGATTTCCTGATCGGTCAGATCTATGCGCTCAATAATGCTGATGTTCTTATGGACAGTTCTATACTCTCGGCACTTATATCATCGTGCAGCTTTATCTACATCGACACCAAGGACGATGAATACCCACGTCTTGAGTGTATTGACGGTGGCAATGCGACTGGTATCATAGACACAGCCACCAATATGCTCACAGAAGGATATGCAGTTCTGGAGCGTGACGAAACAGGCAAGGCAGTACAGGAAGCGTATTTTCTGCCGCATAAGACTGAATTCTATGAAAACGGCAAGCTTGTGGATACATTTGAGCACGATGCTCCTTATCCGCTGCTTGTGCCTATTATATACCGTCCTGATGCAAGACGACCATTCGGACATTCAAGGATAACACGTACTTGCATGGACATCACTCAGAGTGCCATGAGAACACTTCTTCGTACTGAGGTCGGAGCTGAGTTCTTCTCAGTACCACAGAAGTACATAGTCGGACTATCTCAGGACGCTCAGTTCGATAACAGAAAAGCCACACTGTCAACATTCCTGAGATTCAGCAAGGACGATGAAGGAGATAAGCCAGTCCTCGGACAGTTCCAGCAGCAGAGCATGGCTCCGCACCTGGAGCACATGAAGATCCTTGCATCACTGTTCGCAGGTGAGACCGGGCTTACTCTTGACGACCTTGGATTCAACACAGCTAACCCAGCAAGCTATGATGCTATCAGAGCATCGCACGAAGCTCTGAGGCTTACAGCACGCAAAGGACAGCGCACGTTTGGAGTAGGCTTCCTCAATGCTGGTTATCTTGCAGCCTGTATCAGAGACAAGACAGCATATGACCGCAGCGCCTTCGCAAATACAAAAGCTGCCTGGTATCCGATATTTGAACCGGATGCATCGGCTCTTGGTGCTATCGGTGATGCTATCTACAAGATCAATCAGGCTTCTGAGGGCTTCCTTGGAAGCAGGAACATCAAGCGTATGACCGGCATGGAGAGTGATGCAGAGTGAAGATCAAGGAGCTGATAGCAGCTCGTGCTGCATCTGACCCACGGCTGAAAGCAGTTCTCAGGAAGATTTCTGACGGCACAGCTACACTCATTGATACAGCCTATTACTCCGATGTCTATTCAGATATTACAGGAAAGATGTTCAGTGATAATGTACTTGATCTCATCGGCGCAGAACGCGAAGAAGAGTGTATCGATGTGCTCCGCAGCAGCTACGATAATATCAATGACATCTGTGCTCAGACTCAGACAGTTATTGACAAGGCAGCCGGAATAAACATCAAGCCTCAGAAAGCTCCGTTCCCAAATGAGCGTGTCAGACAGATTGCACACTCTCTTCTGGATCCGACAGTAAGCGACAGTACAATAAAGCGCAGAGCAAATACCGGCGTTGCTAATGTCTCGAAAGGCTTCCATGACAGCTACATCAAAGTCAATGCGAAATTCCGCAATGATGCAGGGCTGAAAGTATATATAAACCGTGAGACTGACGGTAAGTGCTGCGAATGGTGTACAGCAATGGCAGGAAGATACAGTTACGGATCAGAGCCGGACGATGTTTACCGCCGACATGATAACTGCGGCTGCACCGTGACTTATGAGAACGGCAAGCAACGGCAGGACGTGTGGTCAAAGCGTTCCTGGACAGCTCCTGAAGTCGGAGCAGGTGCAGCAGAGCCGGTAAGTTTCACACCGGATAATGCTCCTGCCGGTGCAGGTGAGCCGGTAAGACTGACGAAGGATCAGGCTGCGGAGTTACAGGCAAAGAATATGCCGAAGAAATCGGGCAAAATTAACAATTCGTCTATTGACAATTCCGGTGGAAGTGGTATAATAGAAGAAACAGGGGAAACAAGAGAGTTTGAACCTCTCCATGCTGAAAAGGTTGTGCCTGTTCTTCGTGAGTATTCAGAAAAATGGATTAATAATCTATCCTCTGAAGAAGTTAGAGCTGTAAAGAAGTACACAAAAAATAGCGGTGATCTTGATGACGACAAATTCTTTGCAAGACTTAATGCTATGCTTCGAGGCGATATTCCCGAAGATGATACTTTAAATTATTATTCTGGTGTAATATCGGGAGCAATATCAAAGTTTGAATTGAAGCATGATATTATTTGTTATAGAGCTGTTGGGTTTAATCCTGTCGAAGGGTTAAAGGTCGGTGCTGTATATAAGCCAAAGCAGTTTTTGAGTTCATCTGTTTCAAAATCAGGAACACTAAATGGCAAATACATTTTGGAAATCTTGACTCCTAAAGGCAGTAACGGAGCCTATATTGAGTTGTTAAGTAAATATCCAAAACAACGTGAGTTCTTGTTTGATAAAGATTTGGTATATAATATTTTGGCTATCAACGGCAATATCATAACATTGGAGGCGATTGTATGAAAACTAAAGTAATTATTCCTAATGATTTGATTGAAAAAACAAATGAAGAAATAATCAAGTATAAGGAAAAGAATAAAAAAGACCCTTGGGACAAAGAAACTAGAGAAAATTGGAACGAAAAAATGAATTCATAAGAGCCGCCTAATAAGGCGGTTTTCTTATACCCATTTGAAGGAGGTGAGAGAATGGAACACGCTGACAGAATAGAGATCACCTTCAAGAGCGGTGAAACTATCTCCTACGGAAAAGGAGAATGGGACGATTACGCATATGACGGTAAAGCGGTCATAATCAAGCAGAAAGGCGCATGGATAGGCATATACAACTTCACCGAAGTCTTCTGCGTCGAACTCAAAGAACATTAAGCACCTGTGAGGGTGCTATTTTTATACCCACAGAAAGGAGCAGCCTATGCCGCAGCCCAGAGCAAGACCTAACCTGCGCCCAGACCATAATGGTACTCAGAGGGCACAGTTTGAATCAAATAAAAAGAAGATATATGCAACGCAGGAGATCTGCGGCATCTGCGGAAAGCCGGTTGACTTCGGCTTCAAGTTTCCACATCCGCTGTCTCCGTGTATAGATCATATCATTCCAGTAGCAAGAGGCGGACATCCGTCAGATATTAACAACTTGCAGCTTGCACATATGTGCTGTAACCGGCAGAAATCCGATAAGCTTGTTGAAAAGCAGAACGTTTCAACAGGTACGGAGCTTGTATCGAACCGGCTGCTGCCTCAGACCTTCGACTGGAAAAATATATGAAAGGAGTACCTGAATGAGCGAAGAAAAACGCTTAGGCAGGCAAACTCCTACAACATCTGTCGTGCTTCCGTATACCGTATCCTACGGTACAGAGGCAGTAGATATATACAACAGGTCAGGACGATCAGCACAGCCATGGCAGGAGCTCATGCTTGAAGACATCATGGCAGTAAATGATGAGGGCTTATGGGTTCACATGAAATTCGGCTGGTCTATTCCACGCCGAAACGGTAAATCCGAAATACTCATCATGAGATCCATGTATGCTGTAACTCATGGCGAAAGAACGCTATATACAGCGCATAGAACGACCACATCCCATAATGCATGGGAAAAGGTCATAGAACGCCTTGCAAAGGCAGGATATGTTGAGGGCGAAGACTTCAAGACTACCAAGAAATACGGTCTTGAGACTATCGAATGGCTCAAAGACGGCGAAGGTATTATAAATTTCCGTACAAGATCAAGCAAAGGCGGTCTTGGTGAAGGTTACGATCTGCTCATCATCGATGAGGCACAGGAGTACACGTCCGATCAGGAAAGTGCTCTGAAGTATGTTGTAACTGACAGTAAGAATCCGCAGACCCTTATGTGCGGAACTCCACCGACAGCAGTATCCTCCGGTACGGTCTTTCTTACATATCGTAAGGAATGCCTTAACGGCTGCACTGAGGACTGCGGCTGGGCTGAATGGAGTGTTTCTTCACTTACAGACGCTCACGATCCTGAACTGTGGTATGAAACTAATCCGTCACTTGGTTACATCCTTTCAGAGCGTACTATTCGTTCTGAGCTCGGTGACGACCAGGTTGATGATAATATTCAGAGACTTGGTTTATGGCTGCGATATAATCAGAAATCAGCTATCACGAAGGAAGAATGGCTCGAATATGCTGTAGATACTGCACCAGAGCTTTCAGAAAAGATACGCCTGTTCTATGGCGTTAAATACGCAAAGAACGGCAATGTATCACTCTCAGTAGCCGTCAAGACATCAGACGGCAAGATCTTCATGGAAGCTATTGACTGCCGTTCTGCAAGAGAAGGTAATGCGTGGATCATAGCATATCTCAGAGGTTCAAGTGCTGATACGGTCGCTATTGACGGAGCCGGCAATCAGACAATACTTGTGGACGATATGAAGAATGCAGAGGTCAAATGCAAGCCCATACTTCCGAAGGTAGCAGAGGTAGTAGCAGCAAATGCACTATTTGAACAGAAGCTGTTTGAAGGGCAGCTGTGTCACAAAGCACAGCCGGCACTCCTGCAAGCTGCATCGAACTCAGAGCATCGTGCTATTGGTTCTAGCGGTGGCTATGGCTATTCGTCTATATTGGAAGGCGCAGATGTATCGCTGCTTGAATCCGTCTCTCTGGCTGTATGGCTATGTGCCAACACCAAGGAACGGAGAAAGCAAATAATCACATATTGACCCGACTACGGGGGAAAGTAGGAATTTGTTATGTCAGAAGAATTCAAGATAATTGACACACAGGAAGCTTTCGACGCTGCCATCAAGGCACGTCTGGAGCGCAACACAAGAAGCGTGACAGAAGAGGTCACAAAAAGTATGAAGGATGGATTTCTCCCGAAGAGGCAAAGAAGTCCACCGATCAGATCGATACTCTCAACAAAGAGCTCGAGGCAAACAAAGCCACAATTGCAGATCTTACTGCGAAGAACGCTGCATACGAGGTCAGCTCGGTAAAACTGAAAGTAGCGCGTGAAGTTGGCTTACCGATCGAGCTTGCTGACAGACTTAACGGATCCACAGAGGAGGAGCTGAAAAAGGACGCTGAGGCACTTGCAGTGTTCGCTGCAAAGCCTGGTCATCAGCCAAGACCAAGATCTACCGAAGGTGGAGACGGAATGTCAGGCGTTGAAGAGGAATTTTATAAAAGAAATCCAGATTTAAGACCATAAGGAGGTAAATTATGGCACACGAACTTCAGGAGAGATATTCTGCTCTCGTACTTGCAAAACTCAGAAAATCACTCGTTCTCAAGAATGGTGTCGTTTTCAATAATGACTACGAAGGATCACCGGCAGCCGGATCAGTAAAGATCCCTGTACGTGACACAGAAGTACAGGTGTCCGACTATGATAAGGCTAACGGCATCAGCGGCAGCACAGGCTCTACAGCGTATGCGCCGCTGCTTATCACCAAGGATAAGGCAGTAAATGAGATCATCGATGGCTATGATGCTGCGGCTGTACCTGATGGTATTGTTGCTGAGCGTCTTGACAGCGCTGCATACAGCCTTGCCAAGCAGATGGATACTGACGGAGGTAATGTCCTCATTGCAGGTTCAACTATCACAGGCGTTGCTTCTCTCACAAAGGACAACATCTACAACACGATCGTTGACATCAGAACAGCAATGAACAAGGCTAATGTACCAGGTGACAGCAGGTATCTGCTTGTAACTCCGGATACAATGGGACTGATCCTTAAATCCCCTGAATTCATTTCAGCATCAAGCCTTGGTGATGAGGTCAAGCAGTCAGGCGCAGTTGGTAAAATCGCAGGTTTCCTCGTAATTGAGTGGAACGATACAACCGCAAACCTTGCAATGATCGCTGGTCATCCTAAGTTCGCAACAAGAGCTGAAGAGTTCTCCGTTCCTGTACATATTCAGGATCTTAGCGGATCAGGCAACTATATCGGCGCTTGTGCTGTTCAGGGACGTGATGTATACGATCACAAGGTACTCAGAAGTCTGGCAATCCGCTCTGTGTTCTCACCTTCTGTACTTACCCTTTCAACAGCCGTTGGAACAAGCACAGCAGGTGACACAAAGGTAACAGCAACAGTGCTTACAGCAGGTGATACTCTTGCTTATAAGAAGAACCCTGCAACAACCTGCGCTTACGGTACAACTTCTTCTAACTACAGCGGAACATCTATGACCAGTGGCACAGCTAAGGTTATTTCAGGCTGTTCAGTCGGTGACATTATTGAAGTTGTTGAGTTCGATTCAAACAGCAAGGCTGTAGCTGTAGGCTATGTAACACTTACAGCAGACGATATAAAGTCTGAATAATCTATGGCAGGCACTGCATACTGTACTGTCGCTGATATTCTGGCGCTCGGGTATCAGCTGACAGCTCAGCAGCAGCAATCAGCAAGTTCCATAATAGATATGGCTTCTGCTAAGCTGCGACTGCAAGCAAGGAAATACGGCAAAGATATAGACGCTATGATTAGTGATCCTGTATCAGGTGAGGATTTCCAGCTTGCCGTCAAAAATGTTGTTATAAATGCAACAGTCAGAGCGCTTAATACCGTTTCAGATGATACTCCTGCCCTTTCTCAGGGTTCGGAAACTAACGGCTCATACAGCATACAAATGACATATCTCAACGCAGGACAGTCACTGTACTTTCTGCGCAATGAGCTCAAAGATCTTGGAATAATGAGACAGACCTTCGGAGCAATCGAGATATACAACACCGGGGAGGAGTGATTTGATGTTTACTAACTGTGAGGGGTGTACGATCTACGAGAAAACCGTAGTCAACAGAGCACCGGCATACACTAAGCACGTAACAACGGGTCCGATATACTGGCAGCCTTCATTCGGTGAGACCAGTGGAACAGATCGTCGCCCGAAGAACTCAGTATTTGTCAACATTCCGGAAGCGTCAGCAAACTATCTGCCGAAGGAAGATGACAGAGTAGTGCGTGGAATAATAGAGGATGCTGCACCGCCTAAAGACGCTCTTACAGTTATGAACGTCAAGGATCTCCGCTTTGGTTCTCCGCGTGTAAGACATATTGAGCTTATATTGGAGTGATACTATGATTTCGTTCAAAGGTCTGTTTTTCTCTCCTGATTTTGACAGCAGAGCTCAAAAGAACATCTCTCAGGCTCAGGAGTATATTGACAATCAGTGCTTGAAGTATCTTCCTGATTATACACCAATCGCTCAGAAGCGATTTAAGAATCATGGTAAAATGAGCAGGTCACATATTGTCAAGCAGCCTGGATTGATAATAAATACGGAGCCTAAAGCGAGAAGAGAGTATTACATCAATAAAGGACATTCAGGACATAATCGCGGAAAATACTGGTTAGAGCGCATGAAAGCTGACCACAAAGACGATATACTGAAAGGACTGAATAAGGACAAATGAGCACTACACCCATTATCGAAAGCATACGGGACTATATAAGCGAGTTCCCGGAGCTTTCCGAAAACTGTTGTCTGCTTATTGACTATCTCGGTGATAAAGCCGTAGAGTATACCGTTGAAGCAGTTCCGTGCGATCCGGTATACAAGACGTATGTAGACGGAGAAAAGGTCAAGCAGTTCCTGTTTGTGTTCGCAAGCAGAGAATACTTCAGTGCAGACATTAACACCTGCATCGACAATCTTCATTTCTATGAAAAGTTCGAGGAATGGATTGAAGACAATAACGATGCAGGTATTCTTCCGGATCTGGACGATAAAATCCCTGTAAGCATCGAAGTACTTACAAGAGGATACGTCCTTTCAGCCGATGAAGAAACGGCAAGATACCAGATACAGCTTCGTTTGATTTATGAGGAGGATTAAAAAATGGCAAGTATAGTTGAAAGACATAAGATAGTCGCATTCTATGGCGTTCCTGGTTCAAATAACTCAGTAACGTACTACAGAATGAAGAAATTCACCCAGTTCTCACACAGCAAGAACCCTATCGAATACAGCAGACAGTATGTGGACGAACCGTTCCAGCAGACTGATGTTGTAGGCTTCGCGCCTTCATATGCATATGCATTTGATAAGCACACAGACCTGCCGATTCAGGCTGATATGGTGGAAATCACTAATGACGAGCTCCTTGGTGATGATGCTGTAAGAACGATCATTCTTGTGGACCTTACGACAGTTACAGGCACCACAACAGTCACAGCTGATGCATACAAGCGCGATTATTCTGTTATCCCTAATACAGAAGGTGACAACATCAACATTTACACATATTCCGGTAATCTCAAGGCAAGGGGAGAGCAGGAGAAAATAACTGTCAGCAGCGCTGATGACTGGCAGACTATTACAATCGTTGATTAGGTAGCCGGGGAAGTGCCTGATGATGAGTCAGGTAGCGACCCCGAAGAACAGCCTATAGAAGATGAACAGTCTTCTGAAACAGAGGACGAACCAGATAATAATACTGAAGACACCGAACAGTAATACGGAGGGATGAGCCTATGAGCCTTAAATGGGAGATAAACGGTCAGAGTCTTGAACTGGATCTTGACGATTATGAGAATATGAAGCGCTATGAAGATGCTTTTGAACTGATGAGCAAGGAAGAATCGGAGATGCCGAAAGACGGCAGACAGTCTGAACGCATTAGAGCATATTGTCAGCTTTTTCAGCGGCTCTATGATCGTATTTTCGGAGAAGGTACCGCCGATAAAATATTCAGTGGAATGCCTCTCAGCATAAAAGCATATAACGAAGTTTACGGAAGCTTCCTGCAATTCGTTCAGAATCAGCGTATACAGGCTGTGCAGGAGCAGGCTGAATGGAGAGAGAATCATCTCATTAACCGTAAGCAGCGCAGAGCTGTATCAAAAGCCATAAAGAAGGCTAAGAAGTGATAAATGCGCTGTATGAGCCTTTCCCGGAGTCTGTGGTGATTCATGGCAGAAGCTATGATATACTTACAGACTTCAAGGATTGGTTCAGATTTTCTGATATGCTGGAGGATAAAACGCTATCTGAAAAGGAAAAGCTCCTTTCTTTGACAAAATGGTTCATACTTCCTCCAAAAGTCATTGACAATGAGCTTGTCAATGCACTATGCAGTTTTTATCGTGCTACTGATCTTGAACTAGATGCACATCAAGAGGACGAGGGGAGTGATGAACACACCTTTCGTCCTCCTGTTTTAAATTGGAAAATCGATGCTAAATACATAATCGGTGATTTTATGCGGTTCTATGGCATTGATTTACTATCTACAGAAATGCATTGGTGGAGATTCAGAACATTACTTGCTGCTCTTCCGGATGACTCGCAAATGATGAAACGTATCGCCTACAGAGGAGCTGACCTTGGACAGATAAAGAACGAAGCTGAGAGGAAACGCGTCATGCGTATGCAGCAGCTTTTCGCTCTGCCCTATGAGCTTGATGACGAGGATATCGGAGCAGTCTTCGGAGGTAGTATGTAATGCAGAAAATAGAAAAGCCACCGCTTAAAAGAATGTGGGTCAGATGCCCGTACTGCGGTGCGAAAACAATACTCTATGATAATACAGCAGAATGCAGAGGAGTGTATATAAAGTGCTCCCGGGGCTGTAGAAAAGAGTTTGAAATAAAAATAGTAAAAGGAATACAAGTGCAATGAGCCAGTGAGCCGCACAATCCATATATAAAGGAGGGTTAGTGCGTGTTCGATGGTACACTGAAATTTGATACCGCCATTGATAAATCGGGCTTTGAAGCAGGTATTTCCAAGCTTGGCAGCATAGCAAAGACCGGTATGGCAGCTGTAGGAGCTGCTGTTGCAGTCGGCACCGGTGCTATGGCAGCGTTAGGAAAAGAGGCTTTGAACGCTTACGCTGACTATGAGCAGTTGACAGGCGGTGTTTCAACATTATTCGGGGCTCAGGATATGAGCCTTGAAGAGTATGCAAAAAGTGTTGGCAAAACTGTAGATTCTGCCAAAGCAGACTATGACAGGCTTTTACAGGCTCAGAGTGACGTACTGGACCATGCTGCTGCGGCATATAAGACAGCAGGAATGTCTCAGAACGAATATATGGAGACTGTAACATCATTCTCCGCTGCTCTTATATCTTCACTTGACGGAGATACAGTTAAAGCTGCACAAGTAGCTGACCGTGCAATCGTTGATATGGCGGATAACGCCAATAAGATGGGTTCATCACTTGAAAGCATCCAGAACGCTTATCAGGGATTTGCGAAGCAGAACTATACTATGCTTGATAACCTCAAGCTGGGCTATGGCGGCACTAAGAGTGAAATGGAACGGCTTCTTGCGGATGCGGAGGCTATCTCAGGTGTTCAATACGATATATCAAGCTATGCAGATGTAGTTGAGGCTCTGCACGTTATTCAAACTGAGATGCACATTTCCGGCATTTCAGCGGAAGAAGCAGCGGAACTTGTTGCAAGCGGCGCTCTGACAGAGGAAGAAGCTTTTGCACGTATGGGAACAACAGCCAAGGAAGCTGCCACAACTATACAGGGCTCTATGGCTTCTCTGGGTGCTGCATGGAATAATGTTCTTGTAGGAATAGCTGATGACGAACAGGACTTTGACAAGCTTATAGATAATCTTGTAAGCAGTGCGGTAACGGCTGCTGATAATATACTGCCAAGAGTTGAAACTATTATTGGTGGCATGACTAAGCTTGTCTCGTCAATGAGTGGCGTAGTATCTGAGGCGATAGTTGACCTGACTGCATACATACCAGATATGATCAGCGCAGGAATATCACTAATTGATGCACTTATTGACGGCATTACAGATAATCTTCCGGCTATAGCTGAGGCTGTCCTTGATGCTGGCATACAGCTGACAGAAGCATTCTTTTCTATGCTGCCACAGGTTATGACAGCAGGAATTGATATTATCAGCACGCTTATTCAGGGCATTGCAGAGGCTTCACCTCAGCTCGTAGATGCTGCTGTTGATGGCATAACACAGCTTGCGGACGGGCTTACAGATGCAGCACCGCTTCTTATCGATGCAGGAATAACACTTATTTCATCGTTTACCGATCTTCTTATAAAGAGCACTCCAGCTATAATGTCAGCTTCGCACAAGCTTCTCATGGGCGTAGTAAGTGCCATTCCAAAAATCACAGCTGAGGTCGCTAAGGAGCTTCCTAAGATAATTGATGCTGTTAAAGACCTGCTTCCAGAGCTTGCTGGTGAGCTTAAAGAGGCAATCCCTGCGATAATACAAGCACTCTCTGATTCATTGCCGCTGATAATAGCAGCTTTATGTGATGCATTACCGGATCTTGTTATATCTCTGATCGATACAGCTGTAGAAATGTATCCTGTGATGCTTGACGGTGCTATTCAGCTGTTCACCGCTCTTGTAGATGCATTACCGCTGATAATCGAGAAGCTTATACCGAAGATACCGGAAATAGTAGTTGAAGTAATAGGAGCTCTCCTGTCAAATTCGACTGCTCTCGCTGATGCTGCCGGTGAACTCTTTATGGAGATAGTCAAGGCTATTCCAAAGGTAATAATAGCATTAGTATCTGGTCTTGGCGATCTTTGGAGCACAGTAAAGGAATGGTGGGCAGAGAAGACATCAAGCGCAAGTTCGGCCCTTGCTGAATGGTTTGGCAATGCTCTCAATAACGCTGTTCAGGGTGCAGCTGATATTGTTAATGGTGTTATGCAGTTCCTTGATGAACTACCAGGCAAAATCGGTAAAATGCTTGGGGAGGCACTGGGTAATATAGTCAAGTGGTGCACCGAAGCTCCTGAAAAGGCAAGAGACGCAGCAAACCGTTTCCTCGACAACATAAAGACGTTTTTTGTGCAGCTCCCCGGAAGCATAAGAGATCAGCTTGACAAGGCAATCACAAGAGTTACCAGCTGGGCAACTGACCTGAAAGAAAAGGGCAGGAACGCAGCTCGGGGCCTTGTTGATACTGTAAGAAGCGGCATTTCATCACTTCCACAGTATATGGCTGATGCAGGCAGGAGCCTTGTACAGAGTCTCTGGAACGGTATCACAGGTATGGGATCATGGCTCCAGAACAGAATATCCGATTTCGGTGCCGGCATTATAGACGGGTTCAAGGATGCGTTCGGCATTCATTCACCGTCTGCGGTGATGCGTGACCAGGTCGGAAGATACATTGCTCAGGGCATTGGTGTAGGATTCCTCGAGGAGATACCAGATATCGGTAGAGAAGCCGTTGAAGCGTTTGAGAATATCGAACTTAAAGCTCCCGAAGTTGAAACGCCTGAAATAGAAGCCCCCGATATAGAGTTTGAAGCGCCTGAACTGATAGTCAGAGCCGAAGCGCCTGCCATTGAACTGCCTGATATAAAGACAGAACTGCCGGAGCTTACGATAAAGGCTGACATGAGCGTATCAGATCTGGAAATTCCTGAAATTCCAGATATAGTTTTGGATATAGTGCCTGATATCAATGCAAGTGCTATTGAAGCACTTATGGATGCAGTAGACTGGGGCAAGTATAGCGACATGGCGTGGAATATTGAAGGCTTGGCAGATGATATGCTCTTCAATGTTCAGAATGGTGCTGCCGAGTCAAGAGCTGATGAGACACATGAGTATTTTGAATATGAATACGACATGGATCATGACGACATTATCAAGGCTCTTGAAGCAGTAACAAAAGTCGTGGCAGATATTGACAGCTCTGCGTATTCAGCACTCAATTCCGAGAGTATAGATCTGAGCGGTACGTTCAAGCAGACTGTTGCTGCATCTGAGGTCATAAACAACAGTTACACCTATAGCAGCACTGATACTGGCAGAAACGAAACGGATAGCACACAAGATATCATAATCAACGCAAGGTTTATAGTAGGTGAAGAGGTCATAGCTGAGGGCGTGAAGAAAATAGTAGTTGATGAAGTAGACAAGCAACAGGGTATTGATGTTCAGCTGAAGAAAAGGGGGCTTACAACATGATAAAAGGCATAACAGTTAACGGAAAGCACTCTTATTACACATTCGGTCTGCGTATGCTCAAGCGCTCTATAGGTTCACCACCGAAAGACGATCATACTGTAAGAGTCCCTTACAGCAGCAGGACATATGATTTCGATGCGGTCATGGGTGCAAGCTACGGTGAACGAACGCTTTCTTATCGTTTTGAGTTCATGGACTTACGAAGACATATGGCAGAAGATAAGCTGGTAAATATAATCAACTGGCTCCATTGGTCAGATCGCTGTGGACTCTATGATGATATGCTTCCTGACTATCACTTTGATGTGAGAGAACCGACAGTCACCTATGAAGAAAAGCACGGTATATATGTGTTTGATGTCGTATTCAAGGCTTCGCCGGAAATGGTACCGAACCCGAACAGACAGCAGTATAATGCAAGCAATACGATAATTCCTGATGTTGATGAAAACGGAAAGATCAATGCAGCTGACGCGACAGCTATATCAGCGGCTTATGCTGCTATGTCAGTTGGAGAGGATCCTGGATTAACTGAGGCTCAGCTGAAAGCGGCAGACGCAGATATGAACGGCATGGTCAACAACGCGGATGCTACACTCGTTCTTGCATTCTATTCACAGGCATCTACAGGCAAATATACAGGTCTTACAGTAGAACAAGCCTGGGCGGCATTCCTTAACGATATGTCAGGCACTGGAGGTGAAGTATACTGATGTATAATATAACAATAACAAATGGCAATACAACCACAACTCTTCATGGAAGCAGCGAAGAAGAACGGGCAGCGTCAGGGCGTTTTTCCGAAGAGGTCAACCAGATCCCGTCAGCTGATATAAGCATACTGAAATTCAATCCTTGCTGGTCACTGCTTGATGACAGGAAGACCATAGTTTCATTTACAAATACTCTGACAGATGAAGTTGAATTCGAGGGGCCGCTGCTCAGATCATCAGAGCGAATGACGTCCGGCGGAGAAGTCTATAAGTCGCTCATATGCGAAGGCTATCTTGGATACCTCTGCGACAGTATCCAGCCGTATCATCACTATGAAAATGCTACTGTAACAGAGTTCCTCACGGCGATACTTGCCGTACATAACTCAATGATGCCGGCAGAGAAGCAGATAACACTTGGTTCCTGCGATTTCAGCGGTGATAATACAAACAGTAAGACAACCTCTTACCGGAACACCCTCGAGGAGATCAAAGAGAATCTTATCAACCGGATCGGCGGAGAAGTCCGTATACGAAAAGTCAATGGCAGTCTTGTTCTTGATTTCCTGACACAATACGGCAGTACTTCAAGCACCACAATTGAACTGGCAAAGAATATCAAGTCTATAGATGTCTCATCAGATCCAACAAGCATAATCACAAGACTCATCCCGCTCGGATGTCAGCTCCACCCCGATGAAACTTCGGAACGCCTCACTATAGCAGAGGCAAACAGCGGAGTCATATACCTGGACGATGATGCTGCTATTGCGAAATATGGCATCATATCCGGTACAGTGGTATTTGACAACATAACAGTACCGGCAAACCTCAAGACCGCCGGACAGGATTATCTTACAAACAATAACAGAGTTAAGAAAGCTTATCAGGCACAGGTCCTTGATCTGTCAGTTCTTGATGAATCAGAGCAGAGTCTTCGCGCCGGTGACACATACCACTTCAAAAACAGTCTGATTGGACTTGATGAAAACCTAAGGCTGATAAAGCGAACAGTCGATATCTACAAGCCATATGAGCCAGTCATTGAGATTGGAGATAAAGCGGAACGCATAACAGATATAACAACAAGAACTACAAAGCTTATAGAATATGATCTCCCACAGCAGAAGATTGATATACTATCAGCTGCCAAGGCTACAGCTACTGCGCTTATCAATGCAGGTATCAACGGCTATGTGGTAGTAAATGGCAATGAGATTCTTATCATGGATACCCCGGACAAGTCTACTGCTACAAAGGTATGGCGTTGGAATTCAGGAGGATTCGGGTATAGTAACTCTGGTTACAGTGGCCCGTATAACACCGCTATAACCATGAATGGTGCTATTGTTGCAGACTTCATAACTGCCGGAGTCCTTCGCGGATTGGAGATTAACAATGGAAACGGTGCTTTCCATGTAGACGCAAATGGTAATGTATCCGCATCGTCAGTGCAGATAACCGGCGGAAATATTAATATGCTTACAGATTCTGCGAACTCCTTTAATATCCAGATAAAGAACCCAGATAATGGAATGATACTACAGTCAGGAATGCTGCGGTTTGCAGTTCCGACAGTAGGCGATACCGGAACAGCTTTTATAGCTCACAAAAATGGACTTGACTGCTATTCTTCGTTCACGCCTGGCACAGTTAACACTGATGTCAGCATAAGTCTGCAAGCAAATACCGGTCTTATTACATCGAAGAATCTTTCATTTGAAAAAGACAATGACGGAACATACTACTCCCTTGCTGCACTGATCAACAGTATTCTATCTCGCTTAGATAA